AGTTACCCCGTGTGGACAGGAGCCTGCCCACCAGACTGCCCATCTGGCTGCCGGGCAGGAACGTCTTCCAGATGTCATCATGGGTAAACGGCTCCATCTGCCACAGACCGAGGGCAGGGCCGCCGCCGTCCTGCACCAGTCTGCGGCAACCGCTTTCGGCCAGCGCCGTGCCTGCCAGCAGGTTGACCGCGGCACGGCCGCCCATGCCGATCAGGGTCAGGGTAGGAGCAATCACGCGGACCTTGAGGTCAGACAGGTTCAGCCCGGCATCACCCGGCATCATGGATGGCCACCGTGCAGGAAATGCGCAAACCAGTCACAGAAAGGCGGATAGGCGAACAGGGCGGCCGCTACAGTGCCGATGATGGTGATCAGCCCCACAATGGCGGTGCCGATTGCCTTGACCGCCTTCATGCCCCCGATCAGTTGCCCCATACACTCCCGCATCTCGGTCGAAAGGGTGCGGACCTCTCCACGTAGCGCCCGCAGGTCGGTCTCGGTCGATTCGACTTTGGTCTCGACACGGACCAGACGGTCGCGCAGCTGGGGGTCTTCACCGAACCCCAGCACTCTCCATAGAATGAACATCAGATTTCCAGGCATAAAAAAACCGCCTCAAGGGCGGTCGGGCGGACGCGGATTGTCGGGTTGGTCAGGACGCGGCCGCTGCTCCCACCGTCACCTCAAGAGAGGCGGGATCGGTCAGGCCACCATTGTTCGTGGCGCTGATGGCCACAGTCCCGGCCGCCTTGGGCGTGTAGGTCACTGTCTGCGCGGTCGTGCTGCCTGCATCAAACGTGACGGTACTGGCCGAAAAGGTCCCGCCCGCGCCACCATCGGACAGCGTGACGGTGGTGTTCGCCTGGGGACCAGCATTGTTGGGCGCAAGGGTCAGTGTCAGGGGCGTCCCTGCCGTTGCGGTAGCCGCGCCAGCCAGCGTGTAGCCCGTGGACGGCACGGGATAGATGCTGCCTGCCGGATAGGCCCTGGCCGCATCCAGCCCCAGCGCCATGCCCGCGGGCGGGGTAAAGGCCGTGGGGCCGGGCAGCGTCATCGCCATGATGACGTAGCCCACCTGCTGCCAGCCATCGGCCTGCGTTCGGTACAGGACGTAATTCTGCGCGGTGGGGGATGTGGCTGTCGTGTCGGTCATTGTCAATATCTCCGGTTGTCAGATTGTAATTGTGCTTATGATCATGGCGCGTTGCCTATCGCCACGACTTGAAGGCGATATGCCTTGCTCGACGTATTGGTGCCATTTCCTGTGGTAAATGTCGGCTGGAACTGGAAACCAGTATTGCTGACTGGCGAGCTGGGGTCATCAGACCCCGCAAGGGTTACAAATCTCGATACCCCCTCTCCCGACGATCCCGGCTCACGATCAATGGTAGGGCTAACCACCGGCGTTGTTCCGGCAGCAAATGCCTTTGGGAAAACAACAGAATTGTTTGCGGAGCCGCCTGCGCCTGTTCCTAGCGCAACAAATGAAAGCGTCATCACGCCGTTGATGATGGTCCATCGACAGTTCTGATAATCGTCTGTGTCAGGAAGGCTTCCTGCCGTGGGAAGATCGGCAGCCCACGCCAGATCACCAGACCCACCGTCATAGACGGCACTCATGTTTCCCGATGAACCGTTAAGGTGGAGAGCGTCCCCGCGCTTGTCCCCGTTTGCCGCGACCACTCCCGAAGTTCCCGATATAAGGGAAGCCTCGACGTTGGTTGCACGGGTTACCTCTGCGGTGAGATCGGCAGCCCACGCCAGATCACCCGACCCGCCGTCATAGACGGCACTCATGTTCCCAGACGAACCGTTAAGGTGGAGAGCGTTCCCGCGCTTGTCCCCGTTTGCCGCGACCACTCCCGAAGTTCCCGACACGAGCGTGGCTTCCACGTTAGTCGCCCGTGTCGTCTCGGCCACCACTTCGCTGTGGGACGCAAGCTGGATGACGGTGGAGGCGGAAACCGTGCCATATGCGAACATGGCGGCCCCAAGCGCCGTGGACCAGTGAAGCCCGATACCCTGAGAGTCCCCGCTGGCCATCTCAAATGTGCCAGAAACAAGCCCGGCTTCCGCATTGGTGGCCCGGATCGTTTCATTGGTGACATCTGAATACAAGGCGACAGCGGCATAGGTCTGGCTGGCCCCGTTGGGGCCATATCCTACTGCTGGCCGTGACATGCCGCCGGAATAATGCAGCGAAAATATCTGCATGTCCCCGGCGCTCGTGTCCATGCTGTTCGTGCCTGAAACCAGCGTGGCGTCAGCGGCGGCGCGTGCTGCGGCTTCTGCCGTTACGTCCGAGGCGAAGGCAATGTCCGCCTGGCCGCCGTCCCAACTAATAGCGACCTTGCCGCTGCCACCATCTAGATGACCGCCATACAGTCGCTTGTCGCCATTCGCGCTGATCCCGCCAGCAAACCCGGCCATGAGGCTGGCATCTGCCGCCGCACGGGCCGCAGCCTCGCCCGTAACGTCCGAAAGCAGGGCGGCGGTGTAGTAACTGCCGTTCATATCATAGGACTGGTAAACCAGCCGGTCACCACTGTCCTGGGACAGGTCGCCAAGCTGGCCATAAGCCGCGTTCAGTTCTGTCCCGTATGTTGAGAGCAGATAGCCGCCCGTGACCGTGTTGCCCCCGCCATTAACATAGGAATAGCGTAGCCCCGGATAGGTGGTGTCACGGCCGAGGAACACCTTGCCCGCCACCTGGTTGATGCCGCCGCCCTGCTGGACGGGCGTGAAGCCCAGCGCATCTTGCTTATCCGCCTGTAGCTGCGGAATGGTGTCGTAAAACGGTGCACCATCCGCCTGCACGATCATGTCCGTGGTGATGGACGTAGCGGCTGCGGGCACGGTGATGATCCACAGCGGATATGCGCCATTGGGCGCGGATGTGCCAATGCCAAGTTGCGCAGCATCCTGCCGCACGGTAGGTGCGGTCTTTCCGCTGTTATCCGATCCGGCATAGGTCACGGACGGATTAGCGGCATTGTAGAACGGCAGCACGGTATCATCCGTATCGACCGTGGCGGGAGTGACATAAACGGTATAGGTCGCCCCTGCACCCGGAACAGTCAGCGTGGCCGGATCGCGGCTGACATACTGGCGCACAAGCGCGCTGGCGACGGCAGCCAGCGTGCCATAGGCCGTGCCATCCACCACGCCGGGGGCCAGCAGCGAGCCGGGCGCGACGGTCACGGCTAGCCCCGCTCCGGGCGTGCAGGCAAAGCCGCTTGCGGCCACCGTGGACCAGCCGTAAGCCATGGCCGCAAGCTGACCCAGACCCACATACGCATTGCGCTGGGCGTTGAGCTGGTCACTATCCAGCGGGATCTGGGCGGGGTAGACGATCTGCCTGTCCATCAGTCAAGGGTCTCCACGTCCTGAACCCATGCGATGGTGCCGGCGGGCATCACATCGGCCATGCGGTCCAGGGTCTGTGTTGCGGGCGGGTTGGTGTCACCCGTTGGTAGCTGGGCAAATAGCTGGAAGGGTGCGGCGCGCGAGCCATAACGCAGGGCGGACACGCCATAGCCGTAGCCGCCGCCAGTGGCGGGCGCGGACAGGCTGCCCAGCCCCTTGCAGTCAGCGGCGTTGCGCGGTTCGATCACGCGCCCGGCCTGCCTCACTTCATCGGCCATCACGTTCACCACATCGGGGCGCGTGCCCAGCGAGGGGAACAGCGCTTCCTCAATGCGGGTGCGGAAAGCGTCGTCACTTTCGCCGGGGTTGCGGCTCAGCATGGTGCCGAAGAAATCGGCGGCAAACATGTCGAGGAACGCGCCGGTCATGGTGGCCAGCCGGGTCTGGGCATCGGTGCCCGCCAGCAGGGCCCACACCCATGCAAACACGCTGCCAAAACCCTGCAGCAGGGCGTTGAGCACCGGGGCCTGTTCGGGCTGCCCGGTGGCGGGTGCGGGTGGGAACCAGCCGGTGGGTAGCAGCCTGCGGATGCGCAGGGCGAAGCCGTTCTGTGTGGTATCAGCCAAAATCCACCGTCCCGGCCCGGTAGGCCGTGCCAATGGTGGCGGGCAGGTCCACCACGCCGCCGGCCAGTGTCACGCCGGTCACGTTGGTCACGGACGTGCTGGCGGCATAGGCGATCTGGATCAGGCGCGAGTAGCTGGCCGCCGCCCCTATGGCGAGGCCGTTGAGGTAGGTTACGATATTGGTGCTGATCGTGCCCTGCACCGCGGCAAGGTCGCCGGTTGCATCCACGCTGACCGTCATGGCCACAGCGGGGCGGACCACATGCGGGCGCACCACCATGATGGACACGGCGGCAGGCCGTACGGCATCCACCGCCACATACACGGCATTGATCGTGGCGTCTGACACATCGCCCGACCCGTCATCGACATACACCACCACGTTGCCGGGCAGGAAGGCGCCGGATGTATCCACGTTCTCCACCACCTGATAGGCCAGATCGGCGGACACATCGGCCACCGCGTTCTCGATCGCGCCAATGGTGGCCTTGGAGCGGCTGTTGATGTAGGCGACGAAGCGGGTGCGCAGGGCCGCGTCGGTCTCGCCATCGCTGCCGTTGGTGAGCGCCGCGGTGTTGGTCACCGTATCGATGCCCGCAATGGCCGTACCCAGCAGGCAGATGGCACCCGCCGCCACGTTGCCCGCACTGCCCGCGCTCTCGCACTGCACCGGCACCGTGATGGATGCGGTGCCCGCGGGGCGGATATACGCGCCATCGGCTGCCGACCATGCCGGGTTGGTGCTGTCCTCAACCACATCATAGATCAGGTTTGATGCCGTCTTGACCGTACTGCCCACCGCGATGGTGGCGGACTGGCTCGCGGGCGTGAACGAGGTGAACGTGACCGTGCCGGTCGCCGCCGTGCCCGCCAGGCGCGTAAGGCCAAAATCCTGCACGAAACTGTCCACATCCGTGCCGATCGATGTGGCAAGGCGGGTGCGCGAGAGGATCTGCAGTGCGATGAACTGGAACCACAGCGCCAGCCCCGCCACGGCTTCCAGCATGGCGCGGCCGGGTGAGCCGACATTGAGGTCCAGCAGCGACGGGCACGCGCCCTGTGCCGCCGCGACCATGTTGCCCAGCGTGGTCTTGAAGGATTGGAAGGTGATGGCCAAGGGAGGCTCCGATTACAAGGCGACCCGAGGCCGCAGGTCAGGTGGTCAGTGTCAGTTCCTGCACCGCGCCGGTGGTGGCGTCCGTGTAGGAGATGGCCAGCAGGTAGACTCCAACTTTGGGGTTGGTCACCGTGACCGTGACGGGCTGGGTCTGGTCCACGCCGGCCTCGGCCTGCATCTGCTCCAGCACCAGCGCACGGATACCCGCCTCGTCCATCACGCTGCCGACCCGGGCAGGCAGCCCGGCGCCGTAATCAGGCTGCCAGATATAGGCCCCCGCATTGGTGCAAAGGCGGCGCAGCAGGGCCTGCCGGGTCTGTTCAGCACCACTCACCACGGCCACGCCGCCGGTGCCGGACAGGTCCAGATCGCCGCCCATGGTGTGGGATAAGGCGCTCATTGTGGCGCCCCCGTTGATCCGCCGCCCGGCTGCACGCCGCTGTGGGTGTGGCCCTTGCCGGAAATGCCAGCAGCCAGCACGTCTTTCTGCCCGGTTACAGTGCCCTGCGCGGTCACGTCCTTATCGGTCGTGATGGAGCCGCCCGTAATGGCCAGACCGTTTGCGTCCAGCACCATGCCCACGCTGCCCACCTTCCACGCCTTGGAGCCGCTGGTCAGGGTCTCGATGGCGTTCCCTGCCCCGCTGTAAATCGTGTCCTTGGTGATGTGCCACCACGGCGCGTTCTGGACCGCCTGTCCGGCGGCCGTGCCGCCATTGGCAGGTGGTGTTCCGCATCCGGCCACGATCAGAAATTCACCCGGCTGCGCAGGCTTCCCCGTGGCGGGGGAACTGGGCGGCATGACCACCGCGTCATAGATCGGGACAGCGGCCACGCCGTGTTCCGCGTCGGCCTCCACATGCACGACCAGCACATGCGTGCCGATGTCTGGCGGGCAGGCGATGCGCAGGCTGCCGACCTGTACGGCAGCATATGGCAGCCAGCCGCTTTCGATGTTGCTCGGCTGCGTCATGACCTTCACGGCATGGTTCACCGGGTCTACCGCACTGACAATGCCGAAACCGGGCTGGGCCTGCGCGTTAGCGATGCCAGACGCCACCATACGGAGATCATGCATCGGTGGCCTCGTCTTTCGTTACGTCGCGCGTGCGTAGCGTGATCTGCTGGGTGAAACCGCCAGACCACGAGAACTGGCTGGTCACGGCGTCTACATCCAGCGTGCCGTCCCATGTCGTGCCGGTGCCAGTGATCTGCATGAACTGGCGCGGGGCCAGCGTGATGCGGCCGGGGATCTGGCCACTGATGACGCGCTCGTGCGCTACGATCTCGTTGTATTTCTGCTGGGCATACTGCTGGAGCAGGTCCAGCCGCGCACCCGGTAGCGTGAAGCTGTGCAGGTTGCCCGTGCTCTCGGCTTTCTTGGTCGAACCGCCCTCGGCCGACCAGTAATATTCCACCCGGTTGCGCTGGCGGCTGTCCCAGCTTGTGACGTGCACGACCACCCCTTTGGCGATCTGGTAATCCCGTGTGAACCGCAGCCCGGACGCGCCCATTTTGATCGGGGCGAGCGGTCCGGCGTTCTCGTAGGTCAGGGTGTGGGTGTTGGACTGGATGGCCGTTGGATACGGCGCGCAGACGATCGTCTTGCCGTCTGCATACAGATCACACCCCGTCATATTCGCCAGGTAGCTGGCCAGGTCAAAAGCGGTCTGGAACCGGCTGTGGCTGCTGGCGGACTTGCGCTTGTGCTCCACCTGCCAGAACTGCCCCACCATGCCATCTTTCATGGTCACGTCTGGCGTCAGGCCGGCATCGGTGATCATTGCCTTGACCACATCCGCGCCGGTCATGTTCATCCAGCCCGACAGCACGCGCATGTCGAGCAACTTGGCCAGATAGTCGCGGCACTGGATATGGACGGCCGTTTCCGCCGGACTAAGTTCGACGTGATCCACGATGCCCGAGAACATGGTGGTCCACTGCGCGCCGGCCTGGGCCTCATCGCGCATCTGTAGCGTCACGTCGATATCGGGCAGCGCCTTGCCATTCTTTGACGCGGGCAGGTCGAACCAAAGGCCGTTGGCCGGGATCTGCGTGCGATCCAGTGCCAGCGTCAGGTCCAGCGTGTCAGCCCGGCTATAGCGGGTGCGGGTGAGCGTGAATTCTTCCAGACCGGTCTCAGGATGTTCTGCGCCATTGACCAGCAGACGGGCGCGGGGCATGCGCCAGATTGCTTGCTTACGGCGCGCCGTGACAGTGATTGTCTCGCTCATGACGACACCCCCGGCACGCCACTGGCCAGAGAGGCGTCAACGGTCGGCAGGACCAGTTGCACCGGCGAAGTGAACGCGGACAGGTCCGGGTCCGTCATGCCGTTAAGCTGCGCGATGCGCCACCACTGCGTGGCATCACCAAGGCGTGCGGCTGCAACGTGGTAAAGCGTCTGGTCCGCCGCCGTGACCTTGATCGTGGTTGCCATGGTTGTCCTACTGTGTCGTGACCAAGGGTCCGTTCTGTGTGCCGTCCGTGGCCGTCAGGGTGTTCGCATAGGCGCGATTGACCAGCGCGCCGGACGTGACCGATGCGCTGTGCAGTTCCGCGTTCTGGGTCAGGGTGGACAGGCCGGCCGCGTTGGTCAGGCTGATGCCCTCCAGATTGCCGCCAGTCTGGCTGATGGCCGTTGTCAGGCCAGAACCTGACGCCTCAAGCCCGGTCAGCAGGCTGGCGGAACTCTCGGGCACGGATGCCAGGTTCACACCGGCGCCGGACAGTCCGCCCACTACGGACAGGTTGTCCTGTACGCTGGCGAATACTCCCCCTGCCCCTACCATGTCCGCAATGGGTGTGACCTGCCCAACCACGGTATCAAGCTGGCCCGCGATGTTTCCCGCTATTGTGGACACGTCACTCACGGCGCCGGTGATCCCGGATATGGCGCTGGCCGCATCCGTACCAATCAGTGCAGACAGGGCCGATGAATTGCCGGTCGCGGTCGTGGCGGTCTGGGCGGGCTGTTCCAGCACCAGCCGGTACGGGATGACAATGCCCTTCTTCTGATAATCGTAGGAATACTGCACGATTTTGACCAGAAGCGAGAGGCCCGCACCAGTGAATTGAACTGGTCGGCCTGCAATACGCATCTGCTTGAGCGCCAGCGCCCGTTCTATGGCAGTCGGCCCAGTGAAGGTGCCGGACAGTTCCAGCCGGTCGGGGTCGTTACCAACCGCGTCGATAATCCGGTTGCCGCCGGGTAGCTTGTGCACGGCCAACTGCTGGCCGCCGCCGTCGCGGATCAGGTTCGGCACTTCCATGCCGGTCAGTGTCAGGCTGCCAATGGTGACAGGCGCCGATGCCCATAGCCGCCCGAGCGAGCCGATGGCGGTCTCAGCGTTCATGAGCGTCAGGGACATGGGAAATCCAACAAAAAAGCCGCCTCAGATGGGCGGCTTGGCGGTCGTATTCAGGGCATGATGGACTGAATAATGCATATTACTGGAAAAAGTACAAGGGCGAAGTCGGCGCAAGCGAAAATCGCCTTATACCACCCGCCATAGGGCACAACCCTGCATGCAGGCAGGTCAGAACGGATTTTCCACGATACTCTCTGGCTGGGCATCCTGCATCTGTTCATCAACGGTGTGGGGTGAGCGCGTGGTGCTGCGCCGGGTCGAGCGCGGGGTATGCTGGCGGGCCACCCTGACGCCAGACCGATGGTCGCCCTCTGCCTCGGCCTGGCGCTCGCACACATATGCGCCGTGTTTCGTTCGCCCATACCAGCGATCCCCTGGCAGGTGATAGACGCCAGTATTCTGGTTGACCCACACCACCGTATCGCCGGGACAGGATGGAGCGGCTTGGGCGGCTGGGATTGTGCCGATCAGGACGGCGGCGAGAATCAGGTGGCGCATGATGCGGATATACCGGCATAGGTGAAACAGAAGATGACCAGATAAACGCATAGCGTCCATGCGCGGTCGAGCTTAGAGCGACTCTCGCGCGCGTGGAAGAATGCCTTCTTTTGAAGGTGCCAAATGCGCAAAGTAGAAAATGAGATTTTTTATCATATCAATCGATATGGGCACAATAATTTACTGGGCCCAATGGAGGTTGGTAAAACATATAAAGTAGGGGATGAATACAATAATTTTTTTCGCAGCCATTTCGAGCACTCTCCTGTTTGGCCAGTTAAATACGGAGAGAAAAATATCATTTCAACAGCTCCAGCCCTGAACGTACTTATGAAATGTATTGATAACACAATTCAGTCCACTGATATAAAAGACGTAGCGAAGCCAAATTTTCAAGGGACTTATTTTCTAGGTCTGCATTATGCGACGCTTGCTCGAGAACTAATATGGGAACAGGTACGTCTTTCCCATTTTCCCGATCATCCATCCCGGCAGAAATGCTTATGGTTATGTGAACAAGATTCTATTAAATTCTGGATTGATCAAATTAAGAATCAAGAGGGAAAATTTCAGATATTAGAAGTATCTGCAACAGGGAATGTTTGCGAATGCTATCAAAATTTTTTATTATGCATTTTGCATGCAAAACCAGAATATATTAAAAATGCTCATAGTTACTGGAAGGGAGAAGTCAGCGGAACTTACTCAAAAGAAATACTATTTGAAGGAAGTCTATTTGTTGAAAAAGTGATTGAGATAAAATAACTTACTTAATCCACAATTCCCAACCTTGCTTCGCGGAAAGAACCAAAGAGGGATCAGGCTCGTCTGTCCCTCTTTTTGGTAAGCATAGTGTTCTCACTGTATTCCAATCGGGCAGATCCTCCGCCGCGACAAAGCTATAATTTCCGTCAAGATCAACAAATGTGATACCCTTGCGGTGCAGGTGAAGACGATTGTCTGTATCATTAGGGAATTGTTCTGCTTGAGCTATCGCAGATGCTCGATATAGCTTCTGGCCTTTGATGCCGCCGGAAAAGGCGAAAGTGACGGCATGCTTCTTGCCGCTAATCATGAGGTTGGTAGTGAAGTCCGCAGGTGGCAGGCTGGACCCGTTGGGTGACGACAGCATCAACATGGACGCGTCACCGTCGAACGGTTCCAGCCAGATATGCCCGGAACCTGCGAGGGGAACGGTTTTCTTCGCCGTCTCTGTCATGCCGCGCTCCTACGTCTCGATCAATCCTGATGATTGAAGATATGAGGCAGGTGGCAATCCACTGGGTGCGACTTCTGCCAAAGCGGTAATATAATACCGTTTTGGCAGGTTGTCCATTTTGGACAGCAAAAAGGCCGCCCCGCGATGGAGGCGGCCAGTTTCTTATCCGATCAACTCACGCTCCCGGCCAATTTCACAGCCAGGTATCAGCATCTTCACCGCAGCGGGTGGCCGTGACTGACCTTCTCGGTCCGCGATGACACGAGCGACATACTGGACACACTCACCCATGGCCTGCCACAGTTCTTCAGCAGATTTCCTGCCGCCAACGTAGTCCATCGTCCCGAAGAACGGGGCATAACACATCTTCCCGATCTTCTCGGGTGAAGTGTCTACCTTCCCTTCCTCCTGCGGCTCCACACCAATCCCACGCTTGCGCAGGAACGCGCACCGGGCCTGCTCCACCACAGCCTTGATGCCCAGACGGCAGCGGATATGCCGGATCAGGTCGTTCCGCCGCCACTTCGCGTTGGCATCGTTCGGTCGGCCCTTGAGGTGTGTTTCCCATGCCTCGCAGTTCGCCATCCAGATCAGCAGTTCTTCATCCTCTGGATAGTGCCCGCTGACCGGGTTCTCCGTGAGGGCTACACTGTTGCGGTCTCCGGCTTCTTGGCGAAAGGGACAGATACAGACTCTCCCTTGACGGCAAGATGAGACGAAAGAACCGCAAGAACCCGTTCAGACCAGCGATAGGTTTGCACGGACCCATCCGAATGAGCCTTCCCCGTATCTGACAAACGGGCAAACTGCATGCCGCTTTCGGTGGGTGTCCATACGATCTTATTCTTCTTGTCGCGGCTGTCCGTATGCAACCCAGCCTCTTTCAGAAGCTGGTTTCCTGCGATGCCTGGTCGCGATCCCGGAAGGTCGAGGCGCTCGGCAATCTCGCTGGCGTTCAGCGTCTTGGTATTTTCGGGCGCTTCATGGTGCGTAATGCCCATGAGCGTCAGCGGACTCTCGTTGCACTTCTTGTTGGTGTAGCGATCTGCATAAATCGACGCCTGATTATCGTCGAGGCCCAGTATCTTGGCGATGCCAAAGCCTGTACGGAATGTCGGCAGGACTGAGGGTTTACGGACACGCTTAACGGTCTTCTCCTTTTGCTTCCCCGCCAGAGCCTCCATCTTTTCACGCGCGGCCTGATTGACCCAAGCGTGAAACTCAGGAGACAGCTTCTTGGCGTAAGCAAAAGCGATCTGCCAGTAAGCCCACGTTCCACCGCCCTTTCCGGGATTGGATTTTATAACATGGGAAATTCCCATGTTTTGAGTTTCACTGATAAATTCGATGAACTTCTCAGCATCGGCAGACCGCTGCCATTCTGCAGGAGAACTTGAGGCGGGCTTCCCGGCGGCCTTCCACATGTCGGTGAGGCACAGCATTTCATCGCAGAAGTTGATTGGCTTTTCGTTGTAGACGAGGACGCCTTTGTTGGTGCTCATGCTGCGGCTCCCTTGGCTTCTTCCGCTTTTTCAAATGCACGCATAGCAGCGGCTCCCATCGCTCCGGCGATTTCCATGGCGTCTTCTGTTTTTATCCCAGAAATCTTCGCCATCTCGGATATGGCCGTTGCTGCGCCTTCAACCGGACCTATGAGGTCAAGGCACTTCTTGCCCTGTGCATGATATGACAAGCCAATACGATGCCCAATCTGGACATAAGTATCTATCGTAAGAACGCTGTCGCGCAGGTTCTGAATGACTGGACTATAGTTTTTTGAAGTGCTACGTTTCTGCATAGCTGTATTCCTTATTCAGCGTGAGAGGCATCGGGATTGCTTTGGTCGGCTCCCGGTGCCTTTTCTGTTTTTTGGGAATGATGAATGTACTGCTCAAGGCAGTATTCAATCTGACCTGTTATGGAGCGACGATTGGCCCTCGCGTTCTCTCGCATCCATTCGTTAATCCAACTTGATAATCGGACCCTGATCATCGGGTCTCCTCTCGCGGCCATATCGCCCTCTTTCGCAAAATGCCGCACCCGTGTGTCATTCCGTGCGGCAGACACACCGATAGCTTTTGTGTGGCATATCCGTCAAGGAAAATGTGTGGCATGCTGTGTGGCATGGCACGAGAAGATCTTCATTTCCGTCTGCGCATACCGGAAGACCTGAAAAAACAGGTGCATGAAGCGGCAGAAAAACACGGGCGATCCATGACCGCTGAAATCATTCAGAGGCTGGCATGGACGTTTGATGGTGGCTTCTATGACGATTTTGGACCGGATACCGTTAAGCCGGAAGCGTCCGCGAAGGTATCTTTGACCGGACTCCATAAACTCAGCGATGAATTGGCGACTCTTGAGGCCGCTCTCTATGCGGAGCAAGGAATGCTTATGGAGGCAACCGATTACGCGGAAGATTTTGACAGCCCAGAAGATGCCAAAGATGCAGCGGAATTATCTGAAACCCGCATTGGACAACTGGAAAGGCGCATCGCGCGGGTCAGAAAAAAAATTGAAGCCGAGAGGCTCAAAGAGCGGAATGCGCCTAACCCTTTTTCCGATCCAGAGACAGAAAAAGGCTGATAGAAAAAAGCCGCCCGAAGGCGGCTCTTTTTTAAACGGGCATCAGCTCATAAATACCGCAGAATATTCTCATTGAGGCGCAGACGACATCATTGCTTCTAGCCCCGATTTTAATGCGAAGTCTTTATCCGAATGATAATTATCGGCAATTTCAGGGATAGATGTGAACCTAAAATTTTTCCAGTTGATTTTCGCCCATGTGGACTTTGAAAAAACAAAGTCGAACATAGGCCGTTTAACATCATTACCGAATTTATCCGGTTCTACATATTCCCAAGAAAATTTACATTTTTCTGGTGAATGGTTTTGCTCAAATAGATGATGCACAAGACTCGCGCTAATTTCCGAAGCAACCATATCCATCATCGAATATCTTTCTGTATCTCCCATATAATCGGAAACAGAAGAATTAAAAAAACCCATACCAATAACTTTTTTAAAGTTATTCCTGAACCTAATTTCATTAATCTCGGAAGATACTAAACACTTATTGTCGTTATATGTAAGATTTGTTGTTATACCAATGCTATCATCTGGGTTATCCGCACCGATAAGCTGTGTTGGAAACTCCGTTGTCGACCATGCCAGTGTTTTCGGTGTACATAAAACAAAGTGCCCCTTGGACAACTCGCTTACCGAGCACCGGACATAATAAGATTTCTTATATTCAAATATAAATAATATAGATATAATTAATAAAAACAATAAAAGACACGCATATATTTCCAGACGTTTATTCACACTACCCTCCCTCAATGTGAATAAACTTTGTACCATTCCGCATTATCTAGCCAGAACAGACTGTCTTCGCCTACCGCAAACTGCCCCCACAATCTGCTGACTCGCCAGACTCGTCCGGCCTGTGGAAATATCCCCACAGGAGGGCCGGATGAGCGATCTAGGAAGCCTGCAATTCAGCCCGAAATGCCCCAAGTGCGGCGGAAACCTTGGCGTCGAAGTCAGCGATGGACAGCCTCGGGGCGATGATGAGATCATCTGCCAGTCCTGTGGCTTCGTCCTTGGGCCGCGCAGCGAGGTTTCGAAAAAAATCATCGCAGAGAATAGAAGCGAAATCGAGCGAGCGGCGGCCGATAAGGTCCGTGAGGTTTTGAGAAAGGCCATCGGGCAATGAAACGCGGATGGTCAGCGGCATTGTCTGCTTCATGTTGACTTCCTTTCGAAAGGTAAGGGTTGCGGTTGCATTTCTCGCCCTACTAACCCCCGCAGCATCCCACGCCTACGCGCCCCGGCACGACTACGCCCCTTCCAGTGCCCAGACTGAACCGGTCTGCCCTAAAGGTGACCAGCCGGTATGGGTGAACACCCGGTCCAGCGTCTACCATTACCGGCACGAACGCTGGTACGGGAACACGAAGTATGGGCAGTATGAATGTGAGAAAGACGCGCAGGCCGAGGGGCGTCAGCCTACGCGGAATGGGCAATAAACAGGACGGAATATTCCTAAATGAGCGATTCTGACGAAGGCCGCACAAAAAGCTGGACCGAAGATCCCTATTTCACTGACGCCCTGTATGCGCTGCGCGATAAGCGCGAACACGGCCTACGTTTCCTCACGATAGATCTGGATGCGATCGGAGAGGTTATGTCAAATGGAGATGGACCCGCCTACCGTCTGCTTGATGCCATGGTCGACATTCAAGAGACGGAAGGCTACCACGGCAAGAGAGGCGCACCGCGCGTTCTGCTGGCAACGCTGCTTAGGCTGGCGGAGATTTCAAAAACGGTGTGATGGCGTCCTATAGGGGCGACTCATACGGCCGTGGAAGGGTGTCTCCGTAAAGGAGATACCCATGTCAGACGATCAGAAAAAACCTGCCGGTATGGCATCCGAAGAAGCAAAGGAATTCAAAGAGAAATGGGCAAAAATTCTATCATCAGAAAAGCCCGCTCTAGAATGCTTCTTTGACCTTACAACAACAGTAACCCTTTCTGCCGATGGATCGGTTTACCTTGATTGCCCAAGTCTGCATTTTCCGGGCTTTGATCAGGCGCAGATAGTTCGGGCCCACCTAACACCGGAAACAGTATCAATCCTAAAACACGCCCTTGCAGAGGCTGAAAAAAATCCGGGTAAGCCTGTTCAATTTTCCGCAAAAAATCGGAGCCATTAACGGGCGTTATTTCCATTTCGGGTCTCCTGCCAATGCGGTATCATAATACCACATTGGCAGGAGTGTCCATCATGGATGATGCCTACCGACCAATCGCCCTACCCGGCAACTGCGGGTTCTGAAGCACGTCCGGGGCTGTGCCGCTGGCGCGCATGTCCTGCTGGGTCTGACGGAACTGCAGATCCTGAACTGTCGCGGCGATCTCTCGGCTATCAAGTTTTACACTGATATTCGCGGTCCCCACGTGCTGCGTGTTCGTGCCACCCGCCTGAGCAGGCTGCATCGCGGAAATGCGATTGGCCTGATGATAGCCCTCATGCGCCACGCCAAAGACGCTACCGACAACAGCGCCCCCAATAGCGCCCGCAGCGGTGCCTGCGCCCGGCAAAACAGAGCCGCCAATCGCTCCGGTCGCCGCTCCTGCCGCTGCGCTTTCGAGAATGCGGCGCAAAGGGCCTGGAATGTGGTCCAGAACCGCGCCAATGGACCCAGCAATACCCCCCACAACGTGGATCAGGGCTGATATATCATCCGCAAACTGCCGGACATCATCGGGATGTCTCCCCACGAAATCACTGATCCCGTTGAACGCTCCGGTCAGCGCCTGCAGGGAACTGATAAATGGCCCCTGCGCGGCCTGACCCACCGTGAACTCCAATCGTTCCCATGCTGTGTGCATGGCGAGGGACTGGGCAGACTGGCCGCCTGACAGGGCATCCACCGATCGCATGGCATCCGTGCGACGGGCGGCAGCGGCCTGACGGGCGATATTCCCCTCAGCCCCCGTCGCCTCGCCCGCCAGATCCGACACGTTCATGCGCTGGATGTAGCCCGTCAAATCAGGATTTGACCTGATTAGTGGCGATAGATAGCGATTAATCCAGCCAATAGGGTCAGAGGTCAGTCGGGCCTGATCCACAAATCGCCCCTCACGATCTGTCAAGTGTAGTTTATCGCTGAAATACGCGAAGTCCCCATCAGTCATGCGGACATGATTGCCTGCAAACAGGTTTTCAAACGACCGCACCTGCATACCGGCGCGGGCCGGGTTCACGTCGATGAAATGGGCAAGGTTAAGCATGCCTTCATCGGACATGTTCTGCGCGGCCAAACCTGCAGACCGGGCGAATGACTGGAAGTTCTGCCCGCGCATGAACTGCCGGTTGGCAATGACCATACCCAGGGCAGAATTGGTGCTTTCCGACGCCCTTTCCATCGAGAACTGACCCGTGTGCGGGTCATAAAACCGGTTGGAAATGTCCTGTGCCCGGATAAACGCGATGCTTTCCCGCATCGCTTCCTCTGGCGATTTGCCCAGAAGCTGGAAGGTACGATCCACACGGTTAATCAGGGACGTAACCGGGGCCTGTTCCTCCATATGGCCACCGCTAACCTCGTATGCCTCCTGTGCCATACGGGCTGCATCCACAGGCGTGAGGTAACGGTTTTCGCGCATGGCCTGCTGTGCGCTGGCCTGAATGGCGGACATGTTTGCAGCAGCCTGCGGGTCACCCTGCATACCGAGGAACGTCTGGTCATACTGCCCGGTCTGGCTGAACGCGGATGCGAGCGTCTCCCCTGCCCCGTGGATGCCGGCATATGCCGCCATACCGGCCGCCAGCGGCCCAACACGCGGCACGCCGACACCCGACAACGCCCCACGGGCTGCCATCACCCCTTCCCCGACTTCCCCCGGATTGACGGCGTGGGGGCCAGCATACGGAAACGGCCCATAAACATCGCTGCTACCATAATTCACGCCCATCGTGGTTTCGCGGGCGGACCTGTGGCGTTCTGGTGTTACGGATTCTGGACCGCCAGACATGGTGAAATCGGGCGCATATCCGGTTTCCGATCCCCGGAAGCTGGCCCCGTTACCCATGCTGCTGCCCTGCCCCGGAATGACCGTCAGCGCGCGGCTGGGCTCAGGCTGGTATTCCAGCAGTAGTGGCGACCGCTCGGCACGCGGGGGTGGCGGACCATAAGGCGCCCCCACCATGACGCCGGGACCGGTTGACCCGTACATGGGGCCTGGCGCGCCGCGCACCACCGTGATCTCCCCGCGCGGATCATACCCAAGCAGGGGAACAGGTGACGGTGCGGGCAGCAGGCGCGTTGGCGCGTCAGGCACATTGGTTGCTGCCGCCGAATAGGGCGAGACGTAACTGGAACGACCCAGATCGTCAGGCAGCGGCGGCGGGGCCGGTGGTGGCGCAGAAGAAGGCCGCGACGCCCCGCGACTGCGCGTAGGCTGATCCTCATCGGCGCCTGTGTACTGAGGCGCACGGAACCGACCGGAAGCGGATGCAATATCTCGCGCAGCCCGCGCTGCACGCTCCATGTCATCCGCCATGCCGCCAGCCAGACGCCGCGCGCCGCCTAGAGACGACACCATGCCATTGAAACCCTGTTGTGCTTCGCGCTGAGCAGACAACAGGCGTTCCAGCGCCTCGATCATCTCGCCAATCGGCCCGGTCACGCGGGTAGCGTTGGCGACGAGGTTTACGCCGATTTCATAGGCTTCGATGGGCATGGCAGGCTCCGACTGACAGGTGCGGCACAAATACGGATAATGCTATCACTTTTAGCTTGCATCCTGCAGATAGATGGCACATTATGCTTGCATGAACCGCAAGCAGTCACGCACCCTCGAAGCGATCTTCACCAACCCGGTCAGCGCCACCATCAAGTGGCCCGAAATCGAAAGCCTGCTGGTTGCGGTTGGTTGTGAAGTGATTGAGGGCAACGGCTCGCGTGTAAAGTTCATCAGCAAGGGCCAGATGCTGGCGGTTCACCGCCCTCATCCGCGCAAGGAAGCCAAGGAATATCAGGTTCGCGCCGTGCGTGACTTCCTGACCAATCTGGGGATCAAGCCATGAGTGTCATGACCTATAAGGGCTATCACGCCCGCGTTGATTTTGAACCGAACGACGGCGTATTTGCGGGCCGTCTGGCGGGGATAAACGATATCATCACCTTCGAGAGCGACAATGTTAATGGGCTGCAGGAAGCTTTCCACGAGGCGGTGGATGACTACCTGGAAACATGCCAGCAGATCGGGAAAGACCCGCAAAAGCCCTATAGCGGCAAGATGATGTTCCGCGTTGCGCCGGAAGTGCACGCACATGCAGCTTTGGCGGCCGAACTGGCTGGAACGAGCCTTAATCAGTGGGGAGAAAAAGTGATTAGGGAAGCTGCAGGGAAAATTATCACAGCAAAATAACCCTCTATTCGCTTTCTTGCGCCCGTGCATTTGGCAGCGGCCGGCCCTCGATCGCACGCACGACCATGCGGCCAATGCCATGCGCCACCTTCTGTTCGTTCCTGAATGCTGCAACGGACAGTTCGGGGCGCGGTGGCTGGTAGTTGTTCTGCTCCATGCGGCCAACCTCGAACACCACGGCCTTGATGTCGTCAGATCCGATCGAGGCTTCCACACGCAGGGCCGCATCGCTGACCCTCGTGCCGTAGCTGTCGCGCATATCGCCGGTCCGCAAACCGGGCTCATCGGGCGAAAACCCCTTGCGGATGCGGTCGTCTATGGTCCGGTCCGCCAGGGGCGCGGTCGGCAATCCGCTTTCCGGTCCATCCAGGTATTGCCCGATCTGCACCTTGGTCTCGGTCTTTACAAGATCGGCTCCGTCCTGAACGCCACGATGAACCGCGTGGGCGATATTCGGCTCCACGCGCTCGCGCAGGTGCCGTATGAAGCCATCCAGCGTGTTGAATTTCCGCGTCATGGTTCAGCATCCACATATCGACCGATGGACCAGTCGAAACGGGCCGGGATCAGGCCGTATGTCTCCCGGCTCCGCCGTTCCGTGATAGCCACACAGGCGGCAAAGCGCCGCGTGCGTGACCACTTTCTGGCAACGTCCCAAGGCACCCCGCTATCGGCCAGCAGGAGCATTTCCTGCATAACGGGGTGCCTGCTCAGTTTTTTGCCGTTTCAGCGTCCACATCCGCAGGAACAGCCTTCTCCGGCGCATTCTTGTCCTTGGCCGGGTAGAACACGGCCTGCAGGGCGATGATGCCGTCATTGCCGATCCGCCGGGCAAGCTGCTTCACCTGTTCCTTGGTTTCGGGCATTTCCACCGGCACACCATCGATGGCATCCACCGAACAGATCATCTGGGCATACCCCATCCATGCGCCAGCCGATGCCGACTGCATGGCCGTGCCTGCCACTTCGATCAGGTCCAGCATGTTGCCGGGGTCCAGTTCCTTCAGTTCCAGCTTCTTGCCAGATGCGGTCGTGATTTCCTTGGGGATCATGGTCATGAAATCTTGTTCCTGATGCGCGCCATGAAGTCGATGTGCTGGGTGACGATGTTTTCGGACTGATAGTGCCCGGCGTTCGTCAGGCGGATGGTGGCACCCATGAATTCGTACGTGGTGGATGTGCCATCGCATTCGGTGACATACTGGTAGACGCTGCCAAGGATCATGGTTCCGGCTTCCCAGAAACCGCCTTCGATGGCCGCGAACAGGTCATCCGCGCCTGAATTGTCCCGCTGGAAGTCGAACCCGCCGCTCCACCCATTGGGCGTGTCGTAGAATGAGGGCATGTCATTCAGGGGCATGGACATGAGCCGGTGCGTCTGCTGCTGCGCCTGGAAACCGGTGACGGTCGGCAGTTTGATGCGCGATCCGTTGTAGACCAGGACAACCCGGCAATCCCGGCCTACGTTAAATGGCTTGTCTGCCATTCAATCCTCCAAAGAAAAAGCCGCCCGGTATGGACGGCTGTTGAAACGGAACGGGATCAGGCTGCGGACGTGGCCGTGCTGACCACCACGCTGGAGCCGCCCTGCAGGTTGACCACGAAAAAGCGGTTGATGCCCTGATAGGTGACCTGCACGTCCGCGCGCACGTAGCCCAGCGCGGTCTCGGACTGCGGGTTGTTCGTGCTGTCGCATACCACAGCGTAGGCAGCGGTGCTGCCGAGGATGCCGGCCGTGACCATATTGGACAGCGTGCCCAGCAGCACGGCGCGGATATCGCCGAACAGGGTGGTGTTGATCACGTCGCCCACGAACACACCCATGCCGGCATTGATGGTCTCAGCGATGTAGTTGGTCAGGCGGGTGTAGCTGTCATCATCAATGGTGTCATCGCTGGACGTGTTGATGCCGCCGCGCACGGCCCAGTAGCTGCCGCCCGGGGCCGGGTTGCAGATCACGTCGATCCCGTCCTCGAACAGCGCGCCCAGTTCCGCATCGGAATAAGTCTGGGTCGTGCCGGTGCTGACCAGCCCCGCCTTCTGGCTGCCGATCACGCCCGAAAGTTGCTTGTTCAGGCTGGATTGCTCGGGAGACAGGCCGCCAAACAGGCCCGCCACGAATGCCTGCGGGGGCACCAGCATTTCGCCGTTGGTATCGTCGTCCCACCACAGCCAGTCACCGAACATCAGCTTCATGGCGTAGCTGTCGATGCCGGCGGCGGCCTTGGCGCTGACGGCGTTGGTGATGGTATCGCCCGCCGGGCCGCAGGCGATCATATACACCCCCTCACCCAGACCGAACGCCACCTGGTCGGTCCACGATGCACTATCGGTCAGGCCAGCCAGTACACCCAGCGCACAGCCTTGCCCGCGCAGGGCATACATGCCGGTGCGGGTGGCGGCGTCCGCGCCCATGAACTGCGCCGTGGTGGGCGTGCCGCCGTCCGTACCGCCGGACAGGGTTGCGCTGCCTGCCGCCAGATCAGGAACCGTATCGGGCACGGTGGCCACGACCAGTGCGGACGTGTCGGCTGCAATGGCGGCGGCAATGTCCGTCCACGTTGTGCCGGTATAGCCCCGGCTGCCCAGCACACTGTGGCTGGTGGTCAGCGTGTAACGGGTGGTCACGATGCTGTTCTGCGCCAGCGTGGCCGTGATGGCGTTACCCGCGCTGCCGGTGTAGCGCGCCGTAAGTGAGACGCCAGCCAGCGTGCCGGTGGCGGCCGCGTCGGTGCCGTCGCTCACGCGCACACAGCGGAAATCGGATGCGCCATTGAGGATGGCGATGTTGACGGCCGTTCCGATATCGGTGGCCAGTGCCTGCTTGGTGCCGAAGGCGGACAGGCAATCACCCATAGAGCCCACGATCACGGGCGTATTGAGCGGCCCCCACCCGGCAGTGCCGACCAGGCCGATACGGCCGCTGGACACGCCATTGAGCGCCAGCGTAGCGGGTTTCTGGATCTGGACGTAAAGGCCGGGCACGGTCAGGCTGTTCGTGTTCAGCTTACCTGCCTGATAGAGCTGGGGCATGGGTTATTTCTCCTGAGCGGCGGCAATGCGCACGGTGAAGCGGCCAAGGGTGCCGCTCGCTTTCAGCTTCGCAATCGTGGCGGCATCGGTGATCTTGGTACCGATCCGGTAGCCGTAACCGGGCAGTGTGACCACGTAGGTATCGGCAGGCGTCATGACGGCGGGCGCAGGTGTCGGCCCGGCGGCCGTAGGCGTCGGTGTGGTGGGCATTGGTTGTCCTCGGGTGGGTCAGGAGGCGGCCAGTAGCGGGCCGTCCCCTGTGTGGATGGTCTGGCCGCCGGGCAGGCTGAACACCTCGGTTCCAAACAGCATCTGGGCCATGTTCTCGCGCGCGTCCGTGTCGTAGGTGCAGATGAACCGGAACGGGCGCATGAAGATGCCGCTGTTCTGGGCGGCGTCATTGTTCCAGTCGCCTCGGGCCTCGATCTGGAAGGTTGACCCGCTGGCGTCGGTCAGCCAGTCGACGAAGGCCATGCCGTTCTCAACCGCCGTTCCCAGTGCATCGCGGGCATTTGGCGAAGCTGACCAGACCGTGATCTGGAATAGCTGCTGCTGCCTGCGCGCGGTACGGACCGCCGGAGCATATCCGCCTGTTGCACCTGACAGGTCGGTAGCGCCGGGCACTGTGATTGTGAGGCCGCTGGACGTAGCGCCGGGTATCTGCGTAGCCAGTGCGGCGGCAATCGTGTCGGATGTGTCGGTGGCCTGCACGGCATAGGCCGCTACGGCCCGGTCGGGGATGGCTGCACTGTCCGATCTGATACGCAGGCCGACAATGCCCGCCGGGGTTGCGTCGGCCTGCAGCACGACTGTAGCCGTGTTGCCCACGGTCGTGATCGACACGGTGGCCGGTATCGTGGCCTCCTGCCGCCACGGTCGGCCCAACGGTTCATCAATGCGCCGCCAGCCGCCCTGCAGGTCTGTTACGGTGATGAAGTCCACGCCGTTGCCCAGCGTGCAGGCCGCGCCAGAATAATCGGCCTCGGTGATCCAGCCACGCCGGATTTTAATGGGGCGGCCGGTTACGGATGGTTTCCCCTTGCCGTTCGGGTAAACGATGGCTTCCATCTGCGCCACGATGGCGCGGGAAATCGATACAACGTCGGCCATATCAAACCTGCCTCACGCCCATCAGGCACCGGTTGCCATACTGGCTCGGCTCCACGGCGCTGATCGTGTAGGTTGTGCCGAGATCAGTCGTGACCGCCATCTGAACGGCAGGAACAAAATCGGGCATCAATGGCAGGAACATTTCGTAATCTGCTGCCTTGATGGAGCCGGGTATGCCATCGCCCACAGCATTCCCCTTGTTCTTGATCTGGATGAAGGCCGGCCAGCCCGAGGCAAGCGTGGCCTGGTCGCTGGTGTCGCCTGCTGTTCCGTAGTCATCCGACGCACCCACGTCCGTGCAGACTGCGCCATCGCCGTTGGTGCCGCCCTGCCCTGGTTGGCCAGCGATGGACACGACCCGATTGCACAGCATGCACAGCGGCGGCCGGAATGGCTCAATCCGGGCCACAAAATAGTTCTCACCCGCGCAGGTCAGCAGGTCGCCTGGCTGCACGTCCGTGGTGTCGAACAGACCGAACACGGCGGGTTTGTCCCACAACGCCGGGCCGTCGAAACCGAATTTCCTGTCATTGTTGAACGCAGCCAGAAAGGTCGCGTAGGCTGTGGCCATCGGCGCGGTCAGTGATGCCGGGCGGTATTGCGCGGTCGCGGCCCCCAGCCGCAGGGCGGCCTTGGCATAGCCACGCGCCACCTTCTGCTGGACGAGGGCCTGATACATCAGTGACGCCGCCCCCTGGTCGATGTGCGGTTCATCAGCGACACCATCTGCCGGTCAATCGCCTTGGCCTGGGGCGTCTTCTTGAACGCCGCCGTGGTCATGCCGACCAGTGCCGCGTTCTGACCGTCCTCTTTGCGGTCGGTATTGGACCTGAGATACTGCGCCATGGTCATGCGCTTTGCTGGGCGTGCCATCTATTTTCTCCGGCGTATGATGCTATTCGCCTTGGCGTTGATCTTCGCTTGCGAGGATTTGGACAGGTTGCCCGCCTTCACCTGCTGGGCCGCGCGGGCCTTGGCGTTTATCGCATGGGCGCGATCGGGCAGCGGGAAGCGCCGGGAGCCGGGCAGCCCGAACGCGGATTTGGGCAGGGTGTTACGCCTGCGGATGGTCAGCGTGGCCATCGACCGCTTCCTTCTGCTCAGGGGCCGCATTTTTTGACCAGTTCGCCGGATGGTCCGGATCTTTGGTCGGCATCACGCCAACAGATGCCAGGGCGCGACCAAGGGGGCCCGATGCAACGGCGGGAACCGGCGGCCCTTCGAGATAGGCCGGGCGACCATCCGGGATCGGGCCTGTGCGGTTCTCGCGCGGTGTGACGTTTCCCATTTGGTCAACCAGATACCCGACCTGCACATCGGTGCCGGTCACCTCGACCACGCGCCCGGCTTCCGGGCCAAAGGGCTGCGGCTGGCGCGCAAGGGAGGATTTGATGGCTGTCACCACGCCATCCTTTACCAGCGCCCACAGCCGCGTCGGGCGGGGCCGGTTGCTGTCAACAGCGAACATGCTGCCTCCTAGATTGTGATGCGGTTCTGCGGGCGCAGGCCGGGACCGGGAGGGATGCCGAAGAAGGCGCACAACTGCCGACGCCAGCGATTGTAGAGACCGAACCGGTCCTGAACCTCGTAGCGGTTGTGGTGCCACACGGCGGCCTGATCAGTGTCCAGATTGTCTGTAGCACCCATGATGGCCGTCTCGAGCGTCTGGCACTGGGTCAAAAATGTGCGGATCTGCACATATTCGTCCGGCGCCATGTTGCGCATGCGCCATTCGTTGAAGCCGTAGACCTCAAAGAAGCGCCAAGACTGCTGGCCGCTATTGATGCCGCCCATGGCCGGATAGCCCATATAGCGGCGGCACTGGACCATCTCGGCATCGGTCAGTGGCGTATCGGCTACGGGGTCTGTGGTTGTTCCGGACATTCCACCGGCTCCAGTTCCGCCCCGCGCTCGCGCAGGTGGGCAATTTCGTCGGGGTTGGTGATGATCTCACCGGCGGACCAGCGGTAGCACCCCCGATTGAAACGGGTCTCGATATACCCGTGGTCGCGCACGAGACGGACGGGGGCGGCGTTGCTGCCAGCCCCCTCCACCTGGGCCTTGCGAGGCCGCGCCATTACGCCGCCGCTGCCTGACTGGTGGCACCGAGGCTTTCGATCACCACACCGCGCTTGAGGTAGCTGTTGGTGGCGGTGGGGATGATCGAGGTATTGGCGGTCAGGTCGGTCGGCAGGGCAAAGCCACCGATCCATGCCCACGACTGCGCGATGATCTGGGCCAGGCGGTCCAGAGCGGGACGGGTAACCATCACCACATCATCGACATGGGTCAGTTCACCGCCGTCCAGAAGGCCCGCGTAGTGCTCGCCCATATTGGCGTAATCGCCCTCGATCAGCGCGCCCTGCCCGCAGATGATGGCACGGTGGATGTTGCCGGGGCCGCCCGTGAGGGCCTTCTGCTGCGGCGCTTCCGTGGTCGGGATGAAGCGAACGCCCAGCAGGTCGAACACCTGGCCGGTCTGGTAGGTGTCCGAGCCATACTGGCCGCGATACAGCAGCTTGAAGTCATCATCGCGGAACAGCCCGAGCAACTGGTTGTTGTCCAGGTAGCAATGATAGACGCCCCCGGGCATCGTGGGCACGTTGTTGTCGCGCAGGGCCGCCACGGCACCGAGCACGTTCTGGATGGTCAGCAGGTCGCCAGCGGCGAGGGCTGCAGTCGTGGCGCGGCCACTGGGGCGCAGGACCAGCGGGGCGGTTGCGGCCACAACGGCCATCCCTGCGGTGCCGTCGGCCACCGACACATTCCCGGAGAAGGTGAGCGTGCCCGAGATGCCATCCGGCGCGGTGGTGGCATTGACTGCATCGGCAGCCACGCCCACGAGCGTATAAGAGCCCGCGCCAACGGTGACCGTCATGCCATCCGTGGCGCCGACGGAAACAACCTGCCCTTCCGAGGACAGCACGTTCTGGAACCCACGGATATCGTCAACCGAGATCGTGGTGCCAGCAGCGCCCAGCGTGGCGGTTACGCGGGTATTTCCGCCCAGATAGCCCCCCACGCCATTCTGCGCGCCGCCATACAGGGCATTGCGGGCCAGACGGTCGAGGGTCTGGCGGGCATTGATGCCGAGGCGCGAGGCATTGGCAAGGAACTGGTTGGCGACCCCCACCCCTTCGGTCACCTGGTTAAGGTCCATGGTGTTGCCGTACTGGTTGATCGACAGCGTGTACTGTTCGACCGACCATTCCGTGGGCGACATGCCGTTGTCAAAATTGGTGTTGGCGTTCGGGTTCAGCGGCGTGGTGGCGGGCACCAGCAGGCCAGCACGGGTATCGGTGATGGTCTGACCGATGCGGGCCGGGAACTCCATGCGATCCGCAATGGAGCGGAACCCCAGCTTCGACTGCAGTGCATCCTGGAATGCACGCGAGAGAAAGCCCTGCTGGATGACGGGCTGGAGCGAGGCGGGAAAATTGGCGATTGCCATGGGTTTTATGTCCTTGTGATGCCGGAAATACGCCCCGGCATCAGCCGGTCAGCGAGGCCCGCATCAGCGGGCAGTTGGTAATTTTTCAGAGGGTCGGCCAGCGCAGGCCGGCGGCCGCGGCGGCTGACGCCACATCCTTGGTGTCCGCCTTGGTCGCATCGAACGGCGCCGGATCACCCGCCTTGGGCGCGGGCGTCGTCTTGGTCGTGCCGGTCTCGGTGCCCGGCTTGGCCGGTTCGGTAAACAGGTAGGCGCGGCTCTCGCGCGCGGCTTCCATCACCGCGTCGAGGCCTTCGACCTGACCGTTCTCACCCATCTTGACGGTGCCGAGGTCGATCAGCTTCACCACATCCTCGGGATTGACCGCGCCCAGACGAACGGCGGCAGCCTTGGCTTCGGCCCGGATGACGGCGGCATTTGCCTTTTCCGTCGCCCCTTTGGTTGCGGCTTCAGCATCGGCCTTGGCCTGCTCGATGGCGGCGTTCGCGTCGGCCAACGCCTTCTCGCCATCAGCCTTCTGCTTGTCAAACTGGGCCTTGAGGCCATCGCGCGACTTGATCGCCTCGTCACGTTCGCCGCGAATGGTGTCGCGCTCAGACCGCGCGGATTTCAGTTCGCCGCGCAGCGTCACGAGATCAGCGCGCGCCTTTTCCAGTTCGCGCACCGTGTTGGGATCGATGGGCGTGTTCGTCGGTTCTGTGGTCATCTGACCCTCTGTGTTGTGAATGATCCGGCATCAGCCGGGAAACGTCAGGCCGTGACCTGACGTGTCTCTGTGCGCCCTGCTCCGGCTGCCTGCCGGTCGGCCTTGGCGGCATTGGCTGCGGCCTGCCGCTTGGCGATCAGGACCGGATCGGACAACTCGTCCAGAACGCGGTTCCATTCCTCCTGCGGGCTCGCAGTGCCCACCTTGGCGGCATAGATGCTGCAGGCGGTCTCGTTGCTCATGAAGCCGCTGGCCACAGCCGTTGCGAGGCCCTGCGCAAGCTGCAGCAGTTCGGGGTCCGTGCTGGGGAAGTAGGGCGGCCACTGGAGCGCGAGGCCGGTGTCGTCCAGACCCACATAGTCGTTCCCGCCGATCCTGATCCCGCCAGTCAGCACATGCGAGAACCGGCAGATCATGCGATACAGCGCCAGCAGCCCGTATTCGCCGTAAGACAGGCGCAGGCGATCGGCCAGCCATACGAGGCTTTGGCACATCATCTCCATGGCCCGGCCAGACTGCGCGGCGCTGATCTTGTCCGCGCTGGCCCGGTTGCCGTGGATCTGCTCGAGCACGATGGCGCGCAGTTCCCGGTATTGCGCCAGCATGGCCGCCGAGGCGTCGCCGTTGATTTCCAGCATCTTGGCGTCGCCATCCATGGGGAGGATGAGGGCCGATGCCGCGCCGCCGGTTGTGCCGCCGTCGCTGTCTGCGCCTGCCGGATCGCCCTTCCCGGCCTTGATGACCAGCTTGGGATCAGAACTGTATTTCAGCCCGCGACCAGACTGCGACAGCAGATAATCGCATTCGATGACCGTATCGATGGCACGCTCGAATGTGCAGGGTCCGTCCACCGTGCCGGGCAGGGCCATGTTCGCCATCCAGACCCATGGGACGAAACCGAGGCCGTGCCGGGTGGTTCGTTTCTCGTCAATCCGGTTCGGCAGCCCGTCCGCCACCCGTGTTGGCACATAGACCTGGCATGCTGTCTTGTCCCACTCGCGCCGCCACCAAAACCATGCCTGTGCGTCATCGGGGCCAATGGGCCAGCCCTGCGCCGCCAGATCGCCACCTTTGACCTTGTAGCATTCCGTCATGCTGACCAGTTCGCCAGCGACACCCCACTGCGGCGTCAGAAACCGGGTTCCATGCAGGGAAACGCACGGCCTGCGGTCCACGGTCTCCACCAGCAGGGCAGACGATCCGACCGAACCGGAAATGACCGCCTCGATCAGCACGGCAGGCAGGGCACATTCCCGGTCCAGCGCCGCCATGATGCCCGGCACCGTCTCGTCTACTGCCGTCAGCGCAGGCCAGTGCATCTCACCAAACACCAGCGAGGCGCTTTCATCCACCACAGTCGCGCACATGTTGGTGCGAACCGACGGGCGGCGTTTGTCGAGCGGGATGTATTCCCCTGCCCCGTTGTATTCGCTGCTGAACGGGTTCGGGATGTCGTCATACTGTGTGCAGTCCCGGACCCGCATCAGGGCTGTCAGGCGGTTTGCGCGCGCTGGCAGGTCGGTATCCTGCGGATAGGTTTCCTTGAGTTGCTTCCAGTCCATGCGGCCCCGTGGCCGCTATCGGCCCAGATTGAAACGTGTTGGTACGAAGCGCGCCGGTGCGGCCGGCGGCGGCCCGAGCATCAGGTCAGTCAGTGCCCAGACCAGTGCATCCGCCCGGTCGGGCGAGCGTGCGCCCTGGAACCCGCTGGCCGAGAACTGGCAGAGCTGGTCCTCCATGTCGGGGAACCGGCCGTGGTGCGTGACCTTGCCCTGTTCATAGAGCGCGGCCACCGGCTCAGCCCGGGCGAACTTGCCGCGTGAAGCCGTGACCAGCGTGACTGGTGCCGTGGCGCGGGCTGCGCGGATCGTGCTTTCGACCATCGCGCCGCCAAAGTTTTTCTCGGCCACAATCCGGTCGCCCCGCCACAGGTCCAGCGCATCCAGTGCGATCTTGGCCCACCCCGCGGGGCCGGTCCGGCAGGACAGGTCGGCAAGCACATGCCCGTTGCCGTCTGCATCCACACCACAGACCGATATGCCTATCTCATCCGAGCGATAATCTTCGGGGCCGGAACAGCCCGATGGATCAACCGCCACCACGATGCGCCGCATGCGCGCCAGCACGGCAGCGCGGTTGGCATCGGTTATCGCTGCCTCACGCCTGATACGGTCCAGCGTCCACAGCGCGCCTTCAATCGCAGTCTGATAGTTGCCGAACAGGAAGCGTTGTCGCTCCTTCTCCGGCAGGCTTTCAAGTTGCTTCAGGTATTCGGGCGACAGGTTGGCCCGATTGCTGTCCGGGTTGATCTGCATGGTTGCATAGTCGGCCGGATCGGGCAGCGGCTCGCCAGATTTCGGTTCAACGTGCCGCTCGAACAGGCTGTAGAGCCAGTGCGAAGTCGTGGGAGGGTTGGCGTCGATGTATTCCTTCACGCGCAGGCTGGATTTTTGCGCCAGGCGCGTCAGCAGCATGTTGCGTGCGCCGTAACTGATCTGGCTGGCTTCGTTCAGATAAACCGTGGCGAACTCAAGGCCGAGGATCTTCTCGGTGCGGTCGGAACTGTCGAGGCCGTGGAACAGGATTTCGGACCCGTTCGGCAGGGCCACATACCAGTCAGTGCGGTTCAGGTTGTAGGGCACATCCGGAAAACACAGGCGCATCACCTTGGGGAACGTGTCCCCGATAATGGAGTGTTTCAGGGCATTGAACCGATGCCGGAAGATGCCGTGCCGTGTGCCTGGCGCCTTGGCCGCGCGAATGACCAGTGCGCGGATCAAAAGGAAGGTTTTCCCCGAACGCGAACCACCACGCAGGAGGATGTGCGTGGCCGGACTGCCCAGCAGCCGGTTTGCCTCCTGCTGGGCCGGGTTCAGCTTGGCGACCATTACAGCGCGTCGTCGTCTTTCGTGATGTTCATGGTGATATTGCCGCTCTGTTGCACGTCATAGCGTTCACGGAATTTCTCGGGCCGATGTGCCTTGAGTAGAAGCGTCATCAGGCCGTCAGAGCGTTTGCGGGTGGTCAGGTATTCCCCGGTCTTGGGATCGCGGACCAACTGACCCATCGAGACCACGTATTCCTCATCGCCCTCAATGGCGCGGCGGCGGGCCTCCTGTTCGAGCGCATCGATGCCTTCTTCCTCGGCATCATCCCAGCGTTCGGCGAACTCTGGTTCAGCCGCGCGCCAGCGGTGCACTGTGGTGCGGCTTACGCCCGCATGCCGGGCAGATGCGGAAATATTCCCCGTCTTGCGCAGGTGCTCTATGAAGATGTTCCGCGCATCGCGCGTAGGGTCTGTTCCATTTGTAACGGCCCGAGGCTTAGCCGGACCCTTGCGCCCAGCCATACGATCCTCCAGGCAATGATGATGCGTGCACTTCCCGCCTTATCCCGGTCTACTTACGGGCTGACAGGATTTTCCCATGCCGCCCAGCGAGGCCTTTGGGCACCAGTCGGTTAGGGAGGTCGGGATTTATCGGTTCCGTGCCAGAAACGCTGAAATGTCAGCCGCCCAAGCCGGGCATGGAACAGGGAAGCCCGCATACGAAAAACCGCCCTCTGCTGGCCGGTTTCGTGTGTGCCGTTGCGGCGCATTTATTCCATGATGGCTCGAATAATGCACGTTACTGGAAAAAGTACAAGTGTTATTTTCGGAGCCACAGATCAGCCAGTTTTTCGAGGCCATAGCACAGGGTTTTCCCACGCATGCCCACACGCTCATCCTCTCCACAGACCGCCACGATGGCGCGACGTTGAGCTGCTGACAGGACTTCCAGCGCCTCGGAAACCAGTTCACGCGCATAGCAGGTGTTTTCCTGCCCGCTCAGGTCGCCGCCGCGCTCGATTTCCTGCGTATCGTAGGTCTGTGTCGTGCGTGCCCGACGGGCGGAGCGCAGCCAAGCACGACGGAACCGCAAGCCGGCGGCATATTGCGTGGGTGTCAGTGTGCCATTGGGGCGGTGGTAAAACCGGTCCAGCGCGCATTCGTCTGCCACCCGGCGGACTGATTGCGTCCTGCCGCCTCCCCCTGCAATCGCAATCGCATCCTGCACAATCCGCCGCGACAGGGAGGCCGGTCCATCTGCGCCGGGGTCTGGCGCCGTGCCTGCCGCGATCTCACGGCACAGGCGGTTATAGCGCCTGTCGGATTTCAGGATGCGGGCTACGCGCTCTGCTTCGATGGTCGCCATTATCTCTCCAGCCTCCTCATGGCCGCCCGAGCGTTTTTATCGGCCCTGCGGTCGCCCGGCGTTCCTGCCGAGAAATAGATTGCACCGTTACTGTGGGTCCATTTCAGGTGTCCGCCGCGCGAGACGGAAACGGACCATCCCCGCGCCTGCATTTCCTGCTGGAAGCGGCGTTGTTGGCGGGGGATCATGCGCCCTCCACCACTGACCAGTAACCGCCAACAAAGCGGATTTTCCCGGCCTTGCGGAGCTTCTGAAACAAGCGGTCAATGAAGCGGTGCGCAACCGCGCGGGACACGTCTTCCTTGATGGCCTTCACTTCCATTTCGTGCGCCGTAAACGGCTCCTTTTGGCGCAAGATGTAGTCTGCGAACCATTCAACGATTTCAGGGTCAATCTTCTGACCTTCAACAATCATTGCCTCAAACCCCGCATATTCGTCCGCACAGAGCCCTTTCCATCGTCCACGGTCATCTCCCTCGGAAACACTTACACCGCACTCAGCGCCAATCCCTGACGCGGAAACGGGCATGTTATCCACGATAGCGCGCCCACCTTCCCCGATATCGTAACCGGCCCGCATCTGGCACGCCGCAGCAGCGACGGCCCAGTTCCGAGGCGAAGCAAGCTGGGCCCGGTAGCCGGCGCTGCAACGGTCGGGCCAGATTTCGTCGGAAGCATCCATGCGCGATAGTACCGCACCCCGCCGGGGATTGGTACCTTTTTCTGCTTGGTTTTCAGCCATTTTTCGTATGCTCCAGCAGCGTATCAGCCGCTTCGGCCGCCACCTTCAGCATGGAAATCCGCTCCAGGGTGAACGCCCGCATGTCGCCGGTCATCTTCGGCAGGTCAGCCTCCAGTGCCCGGATCAGATCCCATCCGCGCAAGGTCGTGTCGTTGCCCGGCATGTAATCGCCGAACTGGCGCACACGGGCCTCTTCGGCTTCGCGCTGCGCTTTCCGTTCACGGCGTAGGGCTTCCATCTGGGCAGCGACTGCCGCGCGCTCGGCTTCCGTTGGTCCCGCGCGCTGCGCTGCGGGCTTCCGGTCGGCAACGGCCAGGATTTCCTTACAGCCCTCGACCTCACGGGCAATCCGGTCCGCGATAGGACGCAGCAGCGCGTAAAGCTCCGCCGGACGCGGCCAGAACGTGCCGGGCAGACGGCCATTAACCGCGGGCTGCCGACACCACGCCTGACGCGACGCGACCGACCAGACGCCAGCGGGCAGTTCGCCGCAAACCTCCATGATCGCCTCGACCGATGCCCGGATGTCACCCTCATCGCTCGGGGGATTGGCAACCATCCCGGCCAGCTTCTTCAGCCACGCCATGACGATCTGGGGCGATGCCGGGCACATGGCGGCCCGCGCCTGCTCGAGCTGCAAGCGTGCCTGGCTGGCCAGTGCCGGTGAGACGTTACAGGGCAGGATCGCCATACCCTCGCGCCGTGCGTCGATCAGCGCAGCGATGGCGGGAGCAGCCGGGCGGTATTCCGTGACAATGCTCGGCCGGGCTTTGGTGACGTGGTTCATGGTCAAACTCCGGGGCAATCGGGGATGGCGTCCCAGATGGCGGGACGGCCCTGGTTGCGCTGGGGGATGCGATGCGGATTGGCATGTTTGCGGGCAGCGGCCGATGCTTCGGGATCACCGGCCCAGCCCATCGCGTTGAGCCATGAGGCTGGATACGGGACCAGATCGAAGCCAAAGTCGGATTTTCGTTCCGGCCATACCGCGACGTGCCGTGCCAGCCCGAGCATGATTTCCGCCTGGGGGGTTTTGGTCCGGGCCTTGGTGTGCGCCTTCATGGCCGCGCCCTTGTCCACCTTGCGGGGATAGGCTTCCCAGAACTCATCGAACTCGGCAGAGCGCGGCCCTTTCGCCTCAGCGCTTGGCGATGAGGAAGAGCCCGAACGAAGTGAGGGTGATATATTACCTTCCTCCCTTCCTCCCTTCCTCCCTTCTGAAATCGATTTTCCGGACTGGTTCGGAACCGGTTCGGAACCGGTTGCGTCTTTGGGAGGAACTGAAGGGACTTTATCTTCCGTTTCTACCTTGTCCTGTTCGGAACTGACCTTTGCTTCATCATCGGTTTTGATGTGCGTGGTGTGGGCATACTTCCGCACCTGTTCCGGCATGGGGCAGAACCGGGATGGCTTCTTGGGTTTCTGCCATTTTCCGAAGTTCCGGACCGCGCCATAGCTGCGGCCATCATGTTCGTAGCGTGTGATGGCATCCGCTCCAGCCAACTCATCCAGCAGGGCAGACACGTCCACTGCGTCGGCCGGGAATATCCGCATCTTGAGGGTCAGTGGCTTCCATTCGAAGCCGCCGCCATCATCTGCATGGTTCCAGATGCCGATCAGCAGGACGCGCGCGGCCATCGAGAGCGTGGCAAACCCCTCATCCGTGTAGATGCCGGGGTGAATGCTTCTGATGCGGGCCATTATGCCATAACCTTTCCCGCCACAGGCACGCCATTCTCACGCAGGAACTCCAGCACCTGATCCAGTGACTGGCAGACGCCGACTTTGAACCCGGCGGCACGCAGGCGCGCATGGAGCGCCCGCTGTTCGCGCGAGACGGTGCCCTTTGAGGCTTTCAATTCGATGTAGAGAACGCGGCCGCGATAATGAACGGCCATGTCAGGGATGCCAGGGATGCAACCACGAGCCTTCCGGCGTGCACCTTCACGCGCACCGTTGCGCCGGTTCTCAGAACTCCATGGCACCGCATCGTCAGGCAGCAGCATGGTCAGCGTGCGCCAGACGAACGTATGAAGAGCGTCTTCTTCGTGCTGGGCCATATCACGCCACCATCCATGACGGCGGCATAGGAATAACCTCGGCATGGGGGCGCCAGATATGCAGGCAATAGGGGTGAACAGAAATATGATCTGACACTGGCACATGAAGCTGCATGCATGTCTCATTGTCGGCAAAGAACAGCCTCTTCACCAATTCCATTTCGGGCCAGTTCGGACACCGGGAGGATCGAGAAACACTCACATGGTCCCAGCCATCACCGACCGATGCGATGACTTTCATTTTCTGCTGGTCTGTTGGAGACGGAACCATGAAAAAACCGCACGTGCTGTCGCCCGATGAACCAAATCGAGCCACGATTTCAGGTGAAGTGATGCGATATTGGTTGACTTCGTAAAGATTTCTCATCGTCACATCCCCAAAGCGCGGCGGTAGATGTCGAGCAGGTTTTCCTGCTCCTCGACCTCGGCCGGCTCCTGCTTGCGCAGACGGATGATCTGGCGGATCACCTTGACATCGAAACCCGCGCTCTTGGCCTCGGTCATGATGTCCTTGATGTCTCCGGACAGGGCCTTGCGTTCTTCCTCCAGGCGCTCGGTGCGCTCGATGATGGAGCGCAGGCAATCCGCCGCGATGCCGCCGGTGTTGGCTTCGTTGTGATCGTTGGGGAAGTCAGGCATGGTTCTGTCCCTTCATGGGAATGCAAACGGTCCGAGTTACGTAACCCAGCGCATTGACGATGCTTTCCGACACCTCGCGGCGTTCGTTCAGCGTTTCGGATACAACCGACTGGGGGATGCCGGTCCGCCGTGCCCACGCATTCTGTCCGCCGGCCATTTCGACAGCATCGGCAAGTATTGATCGCATTGATGCGATAGGTCGGCCGGTAATGTTCTGGGTCATTCTCCGGCCTCCCGCTTCAATTCATCTGCCCGCCGCTCAAGCCAGTCAGCCCGCTCGCTCAGGTATTCAGCCCAGCGCCGCAGGGAGATTGCGCGGCGGAGTGCGCGACTGGCGCGCCATCGGGTAATGGCTGCGCGCCGCAGGAGGATGTATCTCCCCATTCGTTTTCCCATTCTTGACTGAGGGCGCGGTAGATGGCGGCCTGATGTTCTGCCTGCCGTTCTGCGCGCTCCATGTGTTTGCGGTATGATTTCTGGACAGCCAGGAACACATGCGCCGGTATGACGTGCCATTCCCCGTACCAGAGCCGCTTGACCTGCCCGGCTGTCAGACCGGTATGCAGGGACAGGCGGCTGAAAACTTCTTTCAGGCCAACGCGGGCGCCGAATGTTCCGGCGATCGCGTGAAGGCTCGCCTGAACGTTGCTCGCGATTGCTTCAGGCGTGTTCATTTCCACCCTTTCTGCTCTCACGGAAAACTTTTCTCTCTGTGCGGACAATTACTTCTCCATCTTCCGAACAGCGATGAACGGAACTGGAGAAACACTTGTTGGAGGAGCCCCACGCATACGACACGAAGGTACGGTCAATTCCACTGACTGAACCCACGATCGCGCAGTCACTCCGTATGCTGGCCAGGTGCTGGGCCACGCTGCACCCGAGCGCCACCATCGAGGAACGGCAATTCCTCGCGGCGCTCGTGGCTACGGAGTTGGCGGGGCGGTGAAGCATCAGAACGGGATTTCATCATCCAGATTGTCACCGGACGGCGCATCCCAGCCGCCAGAACGCTGCTGGCTGTTCCGCTGGCGCGGTTGGGACTGCTGAGGTGATGAACCACCATCACCGCCGCGTTCGCCACACAGCACCAGGTCGCCACCGAACCGCTTGATCACGACTTCGGTCGTGTAGCGATCCTGCCCGCTCTGGTCGGTCCACTTGCGGGTTTGGTTCTGGCCTACAACCTGAACCTTCGATCCCTTTCGGACAAACCGCTCGATCACGCTGGTCACGCCCTCATTCCAGCATACGACGCGGTGCCATTCGGTCTTTTCGCGCTGCTCGCCGGACTGCTTGTCCTTCCACGTTTCGGACGTGGCAAGCGTGAAGCTGGCAACCTTCTGGCCGCCCTGCGTAGTCCGGATTTCCGGGTCTTTGCCCACATTCCCGAGGATGATTGTCTGTGAGAAATGACCGGCCATCACCGCACCCCCATAGACTGCCGACTGACCACGCGCTCACCGATCCCGCGCACGCTAACCGTCACGCCGTATCCGACGAATGCGGAACCCTGCGGCAGATCACCATCAATCCGTACCCGTCCGCAGCGGATTAGGGCACGGGCTGTATTTTCCGATTGGGCCAACCCGAGGCGGCACAGGGCGCGCGAGAGGGCGAAGGTTGTGAAGCTCATGGGCACATCTCCTCACGAGAGGCATGCACGCGACGGCATAGGTCACACGAACAGCGGGAGGCTACAGTTTCGCTGCCGGAGAGAGTCGCACCCCTCTCCGGCTTTTCTCCACCCTGTGCAGAGGATGAAGCTTTATGAGTAACGAAACCATGACCCGTGAGGGACTTATCTGGCATGCATCGTGCGTGATCGCCGTCATGGAGGGGAAGCGTCTCTATGCTGCCCCCGGCAAGTCTCTCGTCGGAGATCGGGAATACGTCCTGACCCTTCTGAAAGATGTCGCCAAGGCAATCGATACAGACGGAAAAGTCTCCGTCGGTTAATGCCCCGCTGAGGGCCGAGGCCATCTTGAAGGTGGCCTCAAGCTGCTTAGGTCCATTTTCCTGAATGGGCGTTATATCGACCGCTATTCGGTAGGCGTCGAGGTAAGGGTTTCCGGTCACTGCACCCCCTCCCCTTCAGGCCGCACGACCGTCACGCCTCGGAACAGGTCCGGGCGGAGTTCTTCGCGGGGGATGCTGAATTTGTTTTCCAATACTTGAAGGTGTCTCTCTGCCTTCTCTTTGCACCAAGACGCTCCGTTCTCATCATTGGCATCACTGCAACGATCAGATGCTTTCATCCAGTAAGATACTTGGCGCTCATGGTAGAGGCGCGAAAGATTGGGGCCATTTTCTTTTCGTCTTTTGCGTTCAGCATCCGCCCAGTCCGGGTCATTCCAACGATCTGCTGTCTTTTTCGCAAAGCTTTTCTTCGCCTCAGGAGACCAGATGTTCTGTCGACCTCCCCGATTTTTTGACAGCTTATGTGGGACTTCAAACAAAAGAAGACCCATATCGCCGTTTAGCAGCCTGTCGGGTTGGGGTACCCTTTGAAGTGGCGAGGGCATAGTATGCTGGGATGAGCCGTTTCATCCCGTTTGACCGATCCCA